CCTGTCTAAGTGGGCTTTAGCCTCGGCAACTTGCTCTTTGAGGGCTATTTTCTTTTTACGTATTGTTCTTTCATCATCTACGTCCTCGTCTATACCAAATGTGTCTTCCAATAAGAAGCCTCTTTCTTCAGCTGTTAAATGAGATTTAGTAGCTCTATAATATTCGTCCAATACGTCAGAGTCATCCATTTTAGTTATGTCTCTGTTTAAATTTACGTAGTCTTGTATATCACCACCCGTTTCATCCATAAAGTCCATTAACTTTTGTATATTTTCCGGTATTGGTTTTCCAGTTGCCTCTGATTCAGCTATAGCTTCTTCTATTTTTTCTTCTACAATTTCAGGTTCTTTCAAATCCTCTATTGTAACCTCCTCTATAATAGGTAGTTCTTCTTCTTTAGCTTCTTCTTTGACTTCTTCAATAACTTCTTCTTTAACCTCCTCTTTAACCTCCTCTACAACATCTTTGTTTTCTTCGACTACATTATCTTTTTCTTCAGTGGATTCTTCTTTAACTTCTTCACTTTGACTTGGTGGAGGTTTACTTAAATCTACTTTAACAACGCTATCATCTCCAGCGCTTTCAAATTTAGATTTAAATTGTCCTTTCTCATCTCGTGGTTGTTCCACTTTATTTTCAACAACCTCTTTAACAGGTTGCTCAGTGATCTCTTCAATCACCTCTTTATTTTCTTCTGCCATAATAAAATTTTATAAAATATTAAAAATTAGGATTAAAACCGGTCTAAACCAGCTCCTCCCGTAATTATATCATTACCTGATGATTCAAATTTATTAAGTGAATCACCCCTATTTCTTTGATCTATCATATCCTTTTGATGAGCAGCTTGTCTATCTACTCTTTGATCTTTTCTATCTTCTCTTTTAGATTCATTACGTTCTGTAATTTCTCTTTCCATTCCTTTTAGTTGAGAATTCAATTGAAACTCTAATTCCATTAATTGTCTTTTAGATTGAACCTCTTCCTTTAAGTACATTATTTTTAAAGTGTTTTTAACTCTTTCTAACTGAGCATCCGTGTCTGCTTTAGATTGATTTTTTTGCATTTCCATTTGAGCGGCAGCTTGCTGTTGCTGAGCATTAGCTTGAGATTGAGCTTGAATGTTTTGCTGTTGCATCATTTGATCTCGCTCAAGTTTCTTTCTTCTTTTTAATTTTAACAATTGGTTTGCTAGTTTTAAATTCCTAACCTCTCTTATATCTATAGCATCATCCAAGTCTATTAACTTTTGATTTATAGCTTGTTGAATATTATTCTCTAATATTGCTTTCTCTTCTTCATCTGGTAATAATTCTATAAATATACCGAAATCGTAAAGATGCAGACTTTTCATTTCCTCTAAAGTTGCTACATTATGTGTTCCAATTGCTTGAATAAAAGCATCTCTTGTTGGGGAATACTCTATTATATCAGATATTCTTAATGATAGACACTCAGATGTTTCAGCTGTTAAATATAACATTGATTGAAGTATGTGTCTAGTTGCTGTATTTGAATTAGCTGCTGCTAATTTTTGTACACCAACTAAAGCATTTTTATCTGGCATACTACCATCTCTAGCCTCGTTTAGTCCGGTCACATCTCTTATCATTTGTAAATAATAATTATATGCTCCAATTAAACTTTGTATTTTATTTCCACCAGCTCCACTTTGTATTTGTTGTATTGGTACTTTACCTGGATTTGGATCTCCATCTGATGTAAAACTTCTTCCAATAACACTACCAGTTTGGAAGAACATGTTTAAAGCTTCTTGTGGGTTGTAATTTGTTCCATTACCAAGATCAACTTCTGCTAAACCATCAGCGTCTAGGTAAACACCATCTGGTACCATACGTGCCATTACTTGTTGTAACTTTAAATGAGTTAATTGAATAGTATCTGCAAAACCAGTTATTCTGCTAACTAAAGATTCTATTTTACCCCTATACATTCTTGGAGCAACTATTTGATAATTCATTTTAACAGTGCCAAAATCAGAATCTGATCTCATCATATTATCAACCATGTTCCATTTTAGTAGCTTATCACACCCGACGATATATACTCCTTCATATAACGTTTCCACTACTCTTTCAAGTTTATGAAACTCTCCATCCATACTTTCTACAGGTGGATTAAATGTATCATCCTTTTCAATAACCTTTTCACCACCCGTGGCTGTTTTCTTTAATTTATAAACATCATTCATGTGAGTTTTATAATTAAAATATAAAACTTGTATTTTATTTTTATCAACATTCTTATTGTAACTAGCATTACTATAAGCTGTTTTACCAGAGTTATCTGTTATTTCTTTTATTTCAGACTCTGTTAAATTAGGAAACTCCTTAACTAATTCATTAATTGGAATCTCTTTAACTTCTCCTATGTAATATATATCATCAAAATAAGGAGATTCAGTATAAGAATAAACCAAATTAGCTGGATCAACATATTTTGTTTTACCTCCATCACTCCAATCAAAAGTTGTTTTAGTAGCAGCAATACCTATAGTTGTTAAATCATATAAGCA